GCTTTCAAAGCAGCCGTTCTTTCTGGCGCTCTTTTCATAGATATGTAGTAAGCCAAACCTGCGGCTAAACAAGGATAGAATCTAAACGGCAAATCTAATGTGTTTGCGCCAGCGTCGGCGTCGTCCATTCTTACTAAAACGTTCATGTGAATTGTGTAAGTGCTAGATTTATCTGGTGTCGGCCAAACCGATATGGTTGGCGTTAGCTGTTTGTTGATAAAAAATTGATTTGGTTTACCGGTTGTAGATTTAGTTGTTATGTGTGCGTACTCGGCTCTGCTCAATCTACTCATAGGTATGTCTGTGGTTTCGTTGCTTACCGTTTCTCGGATAAACACGTCCAATACATCTATCGGCGCCGTACCGTTTGTGCTATCAACGTTATAAGTTTTTGTATCTTTAACCATGTCAACAGTTTTTTCTGTGATGGTCCATTGATTCAAACCTCTATTGGCCCATTCTGCCAACATAAGATTAAGACTTCTGTTTGCGCTTTTTAGATCGTAACCGGTACGAAGTTCTATTCCGCAGCGTTCAAATGCCTCTTCAACGTAATCAGCTACATCTAATTCAAAGTTTTTGCTGCCTGATGTTGCCATTAATCTTCTTCAATCCCGTCACTGTATAAGTTGTTAAACGTAATCTCAGGATCCATGTAACTTTCATGTCCCTCAGCTGAGTGCACCCACTGACTTGGTGAGAAGTCGGGAGCGCCTTCGCCCACACGCCATAACGCAGGATTTGTCGCTCTTACTCTATTGTTCGGTAATGCAACAATATTGCCTGTGTAGTCACCGGCGTCAGTTAAATATAGCACATGTGATTGCTTATGTTGAGCCGGATCATCGGCTATGCTGTGTTCTGTGTAATCAACGGTAAACATGTATCTGCCGGTATAGAACTCTCCACCTATTTTGCAGATCCAAGGAGACGAGCTAACTCTGTCCATGGTTATAACCGAGTGATGATGGCTCAAACAGTCCCAAGGTTGCGCTAAATGATCTTCCATGGGTTCTGGCCATTTAGCTAAGGGTATGTCGGCTACTAGCGCCTCGATAGGCATACGGGCCCACATAGCGCCACCGTGTACGTTTTCGTCTGGATAATCCTCAAAGTCGGTTTCACAACCGGTAAAAACCACTTGAAAAGAAAGAGATCGGTCAGGAATGGTGTTCACAGCAAATGCTAAAGCGTGCAAATACTCGCCATGATAGTTTTGGTGATTAGCCGTAAACTCTTTACGAACCCAGCATTTAAACTGAGGTATGTCTGAAATTAAATACGCCACTAAATTTAATTTGATAAATTATCTATTTACCGTAAAGGCCTCCGCCCTTAGCTCTGAGTTTTGTGTTTTTCATGCCGCCACCCATAGCCATACCTTTAGTACCCTTCATAGCGCCACCCTTAGCCATGCCTTTGGTGCCTTTCATAGCTCCGCCTTTGGCCATGCCTTTAGTTCCGCGTAAAGCTGGTGTTTGACCTGCTGCTCTGGTGCCTTCGCCCATAAGCGCTTTCATAACTGAGGCAGGCATGTTTGACATACCGGTTGCAGCACGCTCTCTGGCTGCTGCTCCACCCATTGCCATACCTTTTGTGCCTTTCATCGAACCGCCCATAGCTCTCATTTTAGTTCCTTTCATAGAACCACCCATAGCTCTGTATTTAGTTCCTTTCATTGTTAGCTCCTTCCGTATAAACCCATATTAGGTTTTGATTTTATCATACCACCTGTGGCCGCAAAAGTTTTCACATTTGTTGGTTTGCCACCAACACCTTGTTTTTTTGCTCTTTTACGAGACACCGCTGATTTGATTTGTCCTTTAGTCATGCGTCGCGCTTTTGCAGCCGGCACGCATTTTGGGTACTTTCTTTTTCTGTCCGCTTTTAGTTTAGATCTACCGCATTTAGCAAATCCGCCACCTTTTTTTGGCGCACCAATGTCCACCCAATCTTGTTGGAACCACTTGGTTAATCCTCCGCTAGTCTTTGCCATGTGCTTTTCTTATCGCTTGTTTACCTTTTTTAAAAATATTAGCTATTCCTGTTTTACCCATAACCTTAGCTCGTTGTTCGCCGACTGTTAATATTTGTATTTTGCGTGCGTATGGTTTTTTAATTCTTTTCACTTTGTTTACCGTAGAGTTAGCGTCTTTCATGGTTGCAAATTTAATACTGACAGTATCTTTTGGGTTCTCATCGGTGTATAACCTTCTGCCGGATCCTTTAGGTTTTTTGCCTGTGCCAACTTTAGGATCTCTCTTCTTTTTCATTTTCTTTTGTATTTTGGACTTTTTCGTTTTGTGCCGTCAGCTCTTTTTATCAAACCTCTAGCTTTTGCTGATGCACGCTCGCTAAAACCAAGTTTTTTTCCTTGTTTAATTTTGCGTTTTATTGTGCTCGCTTTGGCAACCATTACTAACTAGGAACTCTGGTTTTTTTTCTTTTAGATTGCATCATAGCGCCACAACCTCTACCTTGCACCATGGTTACTGCGCCACCTTGTCGCATGAAACCCATTTTATTTCTTACTCTTTTTGGTAATTTAGGTAGACCTTTGTTATCAGCAGGCACAGGTTTTAATCCTTTCATTTCGCCACCCTCTGCTTTCTTAGCGCCTTTATACTTGCCGCCCATCCTTTTGTACTCCGCTACCATATAAGCATTAGCATAAGCAGACGGGTAAACATCAAACTTTCTTTTCGCCTTAGCTTTTGCTTGTCTGTATTTAGTTGGGTTAGCAACGTTAGATGGCACATCCGACTTTGCGCCTCCGCCTTTTTTCATTTTTATAGACTCAAGCGTTTTTGCTTGACCGGCATGAGTTTTGCTTGCTTTTTTAAGTTGTTTCACAACTTTATTAATTTTTTCTTTTGCCATGATTATTTACCAATTTTTGCACGACCAATACGACGCTGCAAATACATCTTTCTTTTTTTGCACTGCATCGCAGTTATGTCTTGCTCGAAAACTTTTTCTTCGCGCTGGTTGATCTTTTTTGATACTTAAATTTGGATCTCCGTAACGTACTATTTTTATTTGATCGCCTTTTTTTGCTAACACTGCAAACTTTTTGTTTTTACCAGGCGTTCGTTTTTGTTTGTTGTAACCAGAAAAAGTCTCCCCGCGATAATTAAGTCTACCGCTGGGAGTCCTTTTTACATCTTTAGTCGTCGCCACTCTAATAGTTTTTGGTAAGCACCAAAATAATAGAATAAGCGTCACCGTTACTGTGACCTACCGTAGTAAAGTCAATGTCTCCGGTTACGCCTGACCCTGCATTATTGGGAATACCTGTGAATAAATCGTAATATTCATCACCTGTGCTATCTGCCGATAGCGGTATTGCTAAAACGTTGGTACTTGCGTCAAACTCAATGTCAACGCCCATACCACGACAGGCCCAATAGATCCTTGAAATAGAAACCGAAGAACAAGCGTCGCCTGCGCTGTTATTAGCTAACGCCGAAACATCAACTTTTTTAACAGAGGCCTCACCTGTGCCATCGCTCTCGTTTGTAAATTTCAAGATAGCAGTTTTTTCTCCGTCTTGAATGGTCTGACTTGTTACTGTATCAGCCATGGTTTACTCCTTATAGCTCTGTGGTTGCTGTACGTTCTTTGCTTGCGCCGATGTAATCGACTGTCAAAGTTTTTGCAGCAGCAGCACCGTTTTGTATACCAAACGATACAGTCAATTCTTCATTATCTGGAGCGTTTGTGCTTACCACTGTGCCGGCTAGAACATTGTTTTGAAAAACATGAAACTTTTGATCTTTAGGGTCGTAAACAAAACCTAACGTCATAAAAGTGTCGTCTGCCAGAGAGTTAGGCAAAGTCAATGTGGATTGTGTGCTGTCTTTTTCAACGATAAAGCTAATTGTTGCAGCTCCATCTGATTTTAAAAAGAAAATACCGTCTGTCACATCTAGGGGAGAAGTGTCAGTCAGTTGTAAACCAGCAACAATGTCAGACTGTGTAGCATCACTAGTTTTTAATCTAATGTTAAATGCTAACTGTTTGCCAGACTCGAACTTAAAACCCTCTTTTACAAGTTGTAAAAAGTCTTTGTCGTTGTCACCAGCAGCGTTGGTCAGTAAAAGTAAGCCGCCGTCACCGTCAGCTAATGCCTCGGTAGCGGATCCTGTACCATCCTCAGTTGTTGTGATTGTCCAATCGGACGCCAAGTAAGTATCAAAATCATTAAAATAAGTGTGATACTTATGTGGAGCGGGTGCTTTTAGTTTACCTAATGTTGAATCAACTCCAACGTTGGTAACACCCGAAGTAAAATGCGTAGTCATAATCAGCCTCCTTTAAAATAGCCATCACGAGCACTATGCCCGTAACAATTAATCGTACGCTTTGATATTACTATTTAGGGTTTAAAAAGACAATATTGTTTTCAGTTCTTTTATAGTCTCGTCTATGTCTGTGTGTAAAATGCCAATGCCGCCTGCGTCTTTCCAAGCCTCCACATTAGATTTTTTATCGTCTACTAGAATGTCACCTTTTTTTGCAAAAACGGCTTTGTGCTTGCCTTTGAGCGTAGAAGTAACGACCACGTTGTAATCAACGTGTTCTCTAATCCAATTTATTTTGTCGGCTACCACCAGAGGTCTTTCGATCTCACCTGAGCAAGTTAAGATCTCCCAAGGCAAGCCTGTTTGTTTTACATAAGATACAAGCTTTAGCATGTTAGGCATGGGCGGTAAATTTTTGAATAATCTTTTAAGTATAAGATTTTTTTTGGTGTCGTCGTATTGTTCTTCGCTTTTCAAAGGGCCGTCTAAATAATCAGGCCCTTGCACACCGGTTACGAAGTCTGCCAAAACTCCGTCCATATCTAAGTATATTTTTGTCACTACTTATCCTCCTAATCTACTATTCTTTGATTTGATCTTGCTATCTCTGCGTATTCTGCAAGAGTTTTGTCTGGCTCAAAGAATTTGTCCCTTTCTATGGTTAAACCAAAAGGAAGATCAAGACTTTTTAACTCTTGCAAACTTACATAGCCAAGCTCTGGAAAACCCATGCCAAGATCACAAAGACCATACATCGTGTCTTCATCTTCTGAGATTGCTGCTATCAACCAAGTCTGAGCTCCCGCTGGATTAAATAATTTTAACCATGGTTTAATATCATTACCTGTAGCAGTGACAGGCACGGGTTCTGCTCCTGCTTTTTTGAGCTTATTCATAATTTCTTTTGTAATTAATTTCATTACGCTACCTCATTAAGTTCTTCTTGTTTGTTATACCATTCCCAAGCAACACCAGATAAATGTTCGTAGATAACATCTACTATCTGTTCTTGTACTGTTTTGCCACCTAAACCAGAAGTCATAGACCATAAATCTTTATTATCGGCATAAATTCTTATTTGGTCGTAGGTATAAACAGAAATATTGCCATCTACATATTCATGCAAATAATCGCCTTCGCTTTCTAATATTTCTTCTTTGTTATCTTCAAGGTCTGCTATCAAATCTTGTTCAATAGAAAACAAACTATAATCTTTTTCTGTGCTCATTTTTCCTCCTTTTTAATTTTTTTGTCTGTTTCCTCTAACCAATCAAGGGTTTTGACTACTTCGTCAAATAAGCCTTTGTGTTGAGAAAACCTGCCCAAAAAAGCCACAGCTTTTAATTCATTAGGTTTATTTTTAATTTTTACTTTAACCATTACGCTACCTCCTTATCGTCGTATTCAAAACCGTTAATATCAAAATTGTCGATGGCCACCGTTTGACCTTCTGTCTTATAACTTTCTGTGGCTTTTCTGTCAGCGTAGGACGGAACTAAAAACCAATACTTTTCGCCGTCAAACAAAACGTCACCGCTAGAAGTTGATCTGAGTCCGACCACTTCACCGTTATGAGTTTTAAGATCTGTAAGAACCGTCACCTTGTCTGAAAAATCTTTATTGGCGTAAGTTTTACCATCGTAAGATAATTCAGGACCTTGCGACCAAGATCCATCTATGTTTTGAGTTAGCCTAAAAGCCTCAGCAACACTGTCAGTATCAACAGTGGCGACTTTGGTGTAACCCTCCTTGTGGTAATAAAATTTTTTAGTTTGATAAACTGTAATCATTACGCTACCTCCTTAATTAAGTGCTCTAGGTTTGTCGTGATGATATTTTTCATCATTTTCTGAAAAGTAAACGTTAGATTCTTTTCCATATCTAATAATTTTTCTTTCATACAAAGTTTGAATATCAAGAGGCGCTAAACCGTCATTGATCGTATTCAAAACTTCGTCCCTATCTTCGTCACTATCACATTTAATGATTATGTTGTAAGTTTCTTTAGCCATTTTTATCCTCCTTGGTTTGGTTAATTGAATGTCTCACATAGATATATTACAGATA